TTTAGTTTCAGGAACGCGAGACACAGCAACCTGTTTAATGGTGCCACGATTTTGGTATGCCTCCATCATCAGTTCTTCCAGTATCTTCTGGTTTGGTTCATCCCACTGCCCTATAGTCTCCGCTTTAGATTTGGTGCATGGAACTACCCCGAATGCAAGATGAGAGAACTGGGCCTGTCCTGAGCTGTCTGACACGATTGTAGGGATACCACTAGCAATAGCCTGCAACGGCATAAGCCCGAACCCTTCGCCACGAGCCGGAGCCACAAAACAATCAGCCTTGTTGTACCAGTCACGTTGCTCGATGGGACTCATCCAAGTCCTATTAAGAAACACTTTGTCACCAAGGTTCCGGCTAGGCACATCCTGAGCATGAGGGGCGGCCTTGATATGCAGTTCAGCATCAGGAAGTTTCAAAGCATTAAAAGCCTTAACCAAAACATCCAACCCTTTGCGGTGCCACAACGACCCGCCACCCTGGAAACGGAACACGCCATCATTCGTAGTATCCATTGGATACCAAAACTTGTGGTCAACCCCTAACTGGCAATATGAAACATCATTATGAAACTGACTAAACAGTTCTACGTTATGTTGACACGGCACAATTACTTGGTCAAAATGCGGCAACCATCTACGGAAATTAGCTGGCAACATATCTGTTTCCCACATCGAAAACAAAACCCGATGCTGACCTTCAAGCCAACCCTTACAAGCATAAGGAACCTGCATGTGAACATGCACAGAAGCCTGGTCATCCAACTTCACAGACTTAGGAAGCGAATCCTTAAACCCTTGAAGCATTGAGCCATACCCCAACTTAGGGTCAGGGAACCCCTGCCAAGATTGATAATTCACAACGGTGCGGGAGTGCCTTCAATTTGATGGCGAGAAGTAGCCAACTGTTCAACCGCGTGGCACCCGTCAATCGTCTTCGGTTGTAAACCTTCAGCCCGCAAACGCTTGTACGCAGGCATATCTTTAGACCAGTTCTTTTCACGTTGGTTAATAGACGCAACCGATTCACCCTTAGTGGTGGTGGAGTTAGACCCCATCTGAACCCCTGCAACCCTGCAACCGAAACAACCCTCAACATCCAAATACGGATGAGTTTCTCTATGCTTCAATGTAATCCCCATATCCGGCTGCTCGAAGGTCTGCTTCCTCTTGTTCCGTAATCGTATGAACATGCCCACCATGATAGGTAAAAGCAACATCTTCTTGTTCTGCTGGTTGGTACTCAGTAAAAGAACCATTGTTCAATTTGAACACGTTACGACCACGGCGACCTGGCCTTAATACGGCAAGGATGCCACGCTCCCCTGGCAAAGCCCAGTTCACGTAGTTGTCTGTAGGCGGTTTGAAAGTTGTCATAGCTAGAGAATAACAAAAGCCCCCCACCGAAGTGAGGGGCTTCCATTATAAATTCCTTGTCGGAAATTATTAGGCGTTTGTGCCGATGCTCGAAGATGATTCGATACGACGCAAGGCTTCCTGACGGAATACTGCGTAACCAACAAAGTGCTTCCAACCGACTGGGCGGAAACGCTGCAAGAGGTCTGTAACTGTTCCGTAGACGATTGTTGGCTGTGCGCCGTACTCGCCACCCATAGATACAGCCTTGGCAAGAGCCTGCTGTCCCATGATGAGGGTTCCGTATGCGTCAATTGTTCCAGATGCAGCAGAGTTGTTTGATGCGTCTACGAACAGAGGGGCACGAGCCGACTCCATAAAGCGTACGCCTTCAAACATACCAATTTCACCGTTGTAAAGAGGCATTGCATTGGTGTACTTGTATGAGTCACGCCAACCGGAAGCATCTGTAATACCACGAAGGTCGTACGATACGTCTGGGTGGATGAAACCGACATAGTTGCCACCGATTGTTGGAACGTTAGCTCCACGCAATTGAGCCACTGCACGACGGATGTCTTTAGCGGTGAGGGTGTCATCAGTGTTGATGGTTGTACGGCTAGTTGGGGCTACTGCACCACCTGTTGCGTAAATGACGTTTGTTCCAGCTTGGACAGCGTTACGAGCGATGGTGTCAATTGACAAACCAGCGTTGTAACCAACAGCGTTAGCGGCTACTGGGTCCACAGGGAGGAATGAAGATGCACGGAGCTTGGCGGTTGTTACCGTTGCGTTACCGTATTCTTCAAGGGTCACAGTAACTTGTGCGTCGCTCATTGCGACTGGGGTTACATCTTCTGCTTCACCAAGAGCAGTGGTTGCTGCTGCAAGGTCTGCGAAGACTGTGAACTTGACGGATGCACCTGGGTTAGTTGCGTTTGTTGCTTGAACATCTGCGAACTGGTCAAAGTACATTTCTGGGCGAAGGGCAAAGTATGCCAACTTCTCAAAGGCAACCTGGTCAACGTTGAGGTTGGAGGTGCCTGTTTCTGCTGCGTAATAATCAGCCATTTGGGTTTTTCCTTAAATTAGAGGGGGTTTAGTTGTTATCCAAGGTTGACACCTTGGGCTTGTGCCTCTGCAAAAATGTCGGAAATTTCTTCTGCTGACGCAGCATCCCTGATTCGTTTAACCCATGATGGTCCTTCAGAAGCAGTTTCGGCTCCGGCAGCAATCCTATTGGTTTGCTTCCATGCGGCCTGGTCTGGGTCTTCCTGGACAGTTTGGGGTGTAATCAGTTGTGCTTCTTCTGCGGCCCGCCTAATGGCATCTGGAGTTAAGTCACCGTCGTAGCCTTTAACGAAATACTTGGCTTGTGGAGAAGCAGGGTCTACACCCGCTTTTACAAAAGCTAGTTCACGTTGGCTGGCTGAGAATTCCGCAACTTGTTTGCGTAACTCTTTGGCTTCCTTTTCCAGTTGTTTCATTCTTGCACGAACTGGGTTCGTTTCGGATGCTGGCTGGTCGTAGTCGTCTTCGTTGAAATCATCTTCAAAATTTGACATTATGGCACTCTCCTTGGTCCACATCACACCGGAGGGTTGTGATGGCTACATAGTTTTTACACCCCGTTTTGCGCTGATAACTCAGGGGGTGGTTATCAGGTTCTCCCATCGGGATACGTTTTTACATTAGCACATTATTGGCCGACGGTGCTTAGACCTGTCATGCCTTGTTGTGTTTGTGCGAAGCCTCCACCTTGCTCGAAAGTTGCTTGGCGTTTGCGTTTGCGTGTGGCGATGCGTTGTGCTGCGGCTTGGTTGGTCCCGAAGGTTCCAGCAATTTGTTCTTGTTGGGTTAATGCTGTTTCGCCTTGGAGTTCCATGCCTAGTAGTTCTTGGGTTGCTCCGATTTGTTGGAAACCTTGGGCGGCTTGTGCGCGACTGATGCCTTCGGTTGCTAGTCCTTCGGCTGCTGCCACGTCGAGCGTGAACCCTGCCTGGCGACGTGCTTCAGAAGCGACCTGTGCGGCTTGGGCTTTCTTGATTGCGTCTGACTGGTTGAAACGGGTCGGGTCAATAAAGAACGCAGCAATGTCCCCATCGGATAATCCGTAGAGTTGTTTGAGTTCTGCTTTGGTTCCTGGTTCGGCTTGCATAACAGCGTTGTACCCTTGGGATACACGGTTGTTGAGTTCGCTTGCTGAAATGTCTCTGCCAATGAAGTTGTTGAAATCTTCTTGCGTGTCGTAGAAACCTTTGGGAAGGCTGTTGGCTCTAAGGGTTGCCTTGAATTCGTTTTCTAAAGCAATAATCTCGTCTTCAGTTTTGGCGGCATAACCATTAGCAGTACGGAATTCGTTTGCTTTGAAACGTTCCTTATAGGCAGCTGTTCCCCTGACAGAAATTAAAGCAAGCTGTCTACCGAACGGACCGTCAAATTGTGTTGGGTCGTCAAGCAAAGCATCATCAAGTATTTTTACAATCTCTGCGGAGTTAAGTCCGTAAGCGGCTAAAAAGGTTTTGATAATTTCGTCAGCATCCATTACAGTGTCTTTCCAAATCCAGATGCCAAAGTTAAGGCAAGTTTACGATAGGCGTTTTTAGCAGCGTCAGTCTTTTTCCATTCAGGTTGCGCCCTGAGATAGCGGTTCCATTCTGAAGAATCCATAGTGCGATACTCGTTTGTTTTAGGGTCTTGATAATTCAAAGCCTTGTTCCACTTGTCTTCTGTCCAGTTAATAGTTGACGGGTCAATACCAAGAACATTATTGGCCGCATCAGAATACATAGACACGGCTTGTTTAACTGTTTGATTTTTTTCAATCTGTGGAGCCAACGAACGGTACTGCTGCGAAGCTTGCATTTTCATTTGGTCAGTGAACTGTGTCTCGGTTTTGGTTCCTTTAAGGATTTCTTGTGTCCACATATCGAGCATTGCAGGGTCTACTTTTTGTGCGTAGTCATCTGCTGACGCTCGAAGTCCTGCGGCTACTGAACCTTGACGCAACGAAGCAACACCTTGCGCCCCGCCTTGTGCTGTAGCAATAGATTCTGAACCAATAGCGTTCTTCATCTGTTGGGGCGACCAGCCAAATTTGATTTGGTTTTCAGTCAACATACGTAATGTGCTGTCAGAAAGGACAACACCGGAACCTACTTCAAGGCTCAATGCGCGGGTGTCTTCAATTCCTTTGTTGATGTCTGCTTCAAGCGTTGCAGGGTCAGTAGATTTTTTGATGTTGTATTGACGGGTTGCTGATTCTGTTGTGCGGAACCAATTGGTGTTTTGCAAACGAGATGTAAGTTTTGTTTCGTCGTTGTACCAGCCTTCTTTAACTGATATGTCAATAACTTTTTTTACTTCAGGGTTGTCGTTGTAAACATCCCACATGGAACCAAATTCGTCTTGAATAATTTGTTGCCATTTAGACCCGCCAACTTTGACTTTTTTGCCGTCGAAAAGAACTTCACCTTTTTTAAGTCCACCACCAGTGCCGGAACCTGTAGTCCCACCACCAGTACCACCGCCACCTAAAGGTGGTTTAGGTGCTGTTGCACCCATGCCGGAACGACCAGAAGCATCAACACGTTTAACCGCAGGAACCTTACCTGCAACCGTTTTAGAAGCAAGGGTTATCTTTGAAACAGGGGCAGTGCCCTTGCGGGCAGAAGTAGCAATTTCGACAGGCGCATCTTGACCAACTTTAATTGCATCAATCTCAATTTTTCGTGCCTGCAAAGTAGGGTCGTCAGTAACGACAACCCTGTCTCTAAGAAATGTTTTACCTCTTTCAACTATTTGTATTTGCCCTTCTCGTTTAGTCGTGTCTTTCTCAGCAAAACCAGTTGCTAAAGCAACAGCCCTATCTGTATTGGCTTGTACTTTTTTAGGGTCAACATCTTTAACGGTTTTAACATACTTAGGGCCGATACCAGTACGAAGCCATGCAGTAGCAATTTCAAGAACACTAGGATTTTTTGTTACTGTTTCTACGGATTTTATGTCTTTATTGTTTTCAACAAAAGTTTGGACATT